AGAGGACTAAGTAATATCTACGGGTATCTTTAATACCACCTACTTTAGTTCTGTCTTGAATTAAGCCAGTAGTAGAATCTTTACTTACTAACTTAAAATTGTTTTCGGATCGGACTGATCCTGAAAAAGTTGTATTAGCCATGTCAATCTCCTTGTCTTGGCAAATGTCAGTTACACCATGTAACTGTCAAGGTTTAGTTTACTATAACAAAAAAAAGGGCGGCTGAAAAGCCACCCTTTTAAAAAAAACGAACAATTGTTCGTTAAGCAGCTCCTGGTGAGCCAAAAACACATCTTGGATCTGAAAAACCAAAGGCATAACGCTCTCTAGCTTTGTATCTCATGTTTCCTGTGTCAAAGTCTGCTTCCATGCTTGTGCTTAATGGTGTTCTTTCAAAGTATTTGAAACCATTTGGAGCATCTGTTTTGATAAAAAACGCATCTGTGTCTGTTAAGAAGTGGTTAATAGTATAACCTCCTGGTAACATACCCATATTTTTAATTGCGTTTACATCGTTATCAGCACTTCCAGATCTTAAAGTAGACTCAAGCAGTCTGTCTGCAACAAATTGAAGCGCAGGAGGAATAATAAGTTTTGTTCCTCTTAAAGCAACAATCATATTACGCTCATCAACAAAATTAGAAATATCAATTAATGAATTTTCTAAAGATGTTTCATTCAAGTCTGCAGCAGTTGATAGCTCATTTCTAAATGTGCCACCTCCACCTAATGGGTGAGCTGTAGAACATAGTTCTAATCCATCACCACCAGTGAAACTTGAATCAAACGCATTGTTTAAAGTTGCAGCAGCTTTAACCTGCTTAGTGTGAGACATAGACCTTGCTAATGCTTTTGTATATCTTCTTCCAAGTGAATCATACAAATTGTCTTCCATTGCTTCTTCTGTTAATGCAAAAGCTAATGCAATAGTTTCCATTGTGTATCTTGAAGTATATACTTCATTAGCACTGTCAAATGTTACTCCAGCACCTTCAGATTTTGTTGCAGCGTTACCAAAACCACTTAACATCACCTCTTCTTCAAATGCTCTGTCAGAGGATTCTGTGTCATAAATTTCAGTATGCTCTTGATCATAACGATCATATTCCATGCCGAACAATGCGTTCAGACCAGGTTCTAACTCTTTAACGAGTTGCGCTCTTGATATAGCCATAATCTAACCTCCCTTACGCTAATCCAGCAGACTTTTGTCCAAATATGTGGTTTTGAATCACACAATAAACATTAGTCGCATCTGATGATACATCTGAATTTTCTGGGTCTTGAGAGATATCAATAACTTTTACTGATAAAGTAGCAGTGGTTGCACCATCACTAACATTTAACTCAGCACCAGAAATTCCTGTTGTAGTAGACCCTGAACTTGTATAAACAATGTCAAAGTTACCTAATAAATCTGCTACTGGAAATGCAGCGTTACATTGAATTTCAAAGATAACACTTGGGTCATCTATAATGAAAGCCTCAATGTCTGAAGCATTTGTTGAAGCAGGATAATAATTGGAAAAGGTTTCTTTTCCAGTTGTTGGGTCAGTATATCTGCACCCATTGAATACACCAATAATTGGTACTGTACCTCCATCAGCGTGTACTTCTACACCACCTCCAGTGACTTGGGCAACCATGTCACCTTGAAAGATAGCAGTATCATAATTAGCAGCGATTCTATATCGGCTCATCCCACCATGAAAAGCTTGTCCACCTATCATTTTTACAGGACGCATACCGAAAGCAGCATCTTGATTTGCCATTTTAGTCTCCTAAAAAAAATTATTTATTTGTTACTTTTTTGCCACCAAAGTGAACTTTTGTTTCTCTTCGTGGCTTTTCTATTCTTCCAGCAGATGATTCTGGCTCATTACTAAGCTCTTGATCATATGCAGTCATTTGATTTGAAGTCTTTTCGCGAAAATATTTATTTCTACTCTCAACAATTTCTTCAGGTATTCGTGCCAATAAAAGACCACCTTGACCAATTACTCCAGCGTTTTTGCCTTCATCAATCACAGGGGTATCAAAATCTGGGTGTTCGTCTGCACGGACTAACTCGTACCCTTCTCTCCTTCTTTTGTATATATTTGCTTTATCGTCATAATCCATGACGCTTTCTCTTATCCACCTGTGTTTATATCCCACAGGAGCTTCTGGTGCATCCAATGTTGTTGGTGGCTTCCAATCTAATTTTCTTTCCTGCTTTTCACGAGTTGCAGTTTCTCGGTTTGATCTATCAGCCATTTTATGCTCCCTTACCAGATTCTAATTTAACTTTCTGTTTAGCATATGCCTCATAAGGCACACCCATTTTATCAGCAATTCTTCTTTCGCTTTCAGAGAGAACTACTTTTTGTTTTCGCCCAGTTTTAGCAGAAGCTCTGCCGTTAGCAGGAGCAACAGTTTGGACGCTTTTATTGTTGACCTGAAATTTTTGTGGAAAGTAATCAGCCATTCTTCTATCTATTTCACTAAAATATTCATCAGAAGTAGGTGAATAACCAAGATTAAGAACTTCTTGATCTACTTGCATTAAAGCAGTAGACATGACTTTATCTTTCCCATACCAATCGTTCTTTTTAATCCATTCAAGTGCTTTTGGATTGTTCTGCAAAGCCTCTTGAGGATTTACTTGTTGAGGGATTTGGTTTTCTTGATTGTTTTTTCCTTCATCTTTTTTAACTGTTTCATTTTGCTCTTGTTGGAGTTTAAGTCTTCTGAGTCTTTCTTTTTCAATAGCGATATTAGCCATTGCGCCAGTTGCTTCGGCAATCTTATCAGCGTCTTGAGCATCTACTGCCTCCTTTAATAACTGTTTAACTTGGCTTTCCTGAGAAGTAACCCTTGTGTCAAACTCTGATGTATGAGCCTTTGTGTATGTTTCAAGTTGTTGTTTTAACTGATCATTTTCTTCTTTTTGAGATTTTGCCCAATTAATTGCATTATTAGTGTCTTCTTCTGCTTGTTTTCTTCTCGCAGTTAACTCATTAATTCTTTTTTGAACTTTCTCTCCATAAGCCTCATGTTCATCAACTGGTTGTTCATCACGAACAATTGTTTGCTCATCTTCTGGTTTTTCTTGAGAATTTTGTTGAGTGACTTTTTCATCACTTTCAGACTTGTCATCTATCTCAACAACAAGATCTTCTTTTTCTTCATTAATTTGTTCTACTGTTTCATTCATAATTACCTCCATTATATATAAGAAATGTCTGCTGGATCAAGTATTTTCGCAATAATATTATCATCATTTATGATTCTTAGCTCAAGACCATCCACTTTAAACCTATTTCCAGCATATCTGCCCATAAGTACCCACTCTTTCTCAGAACAATATGCTCCATTTGGGAATTTATCAGAATCTTTATATGCATCAGGACCAAGCTTAACTACATACGAAACAACAGTAGCAAAACTTTCTCTGTCTCTCGTTGCATCTGGTATAAAAACACCACCTTTTGTTTTTTCAGAAACATAATAAGGTATTACCAAAACTCTATAGCCAGTTGGTTGTGGCAGTCTATCTAATACAGACGGCTCTAATTTAGAAGGATCTTTTGAATTTTCATTGGAATCTTCTTTTTGATCAAAAGCTTTAGAAATAGCTTTTGGAGTCGGATTTATTTTTTTTTGTGCCAAAATCCGTTCTGGCACATAAAGTTTTTTAGTCATTATCTATTCCTTTTAGCGAGGTTCTTATTTCTTCTTCAATCCAAGTCAGTCCTCGTATTTGACCTGTAATTTCCCGATAATCTTCCATAGAATTTATCGCGCCATCTGTCAAAGATTGAGCTAGTTGCTCTTTTTTTTGACGAATGTTCTTATATAAATGTTCAGCTAATTTAACGCCATCCATAATTATTCTTCTTTTTCAACAACAACTTTACACATAGGACATTTATAAACATTTTTCAACTCTGTTTTTATTAAAGCAATTTTACACCTTTGGCATAAAACTGTCATTTAGTTAAACCTTTTTGTTTTTCATATGTCCTCAAGCCGCCAATTCCGAGCATTCCACCCAAAACAGTTAAAAGTGTACCCATGTCAAATTCTGGCAATTCTGGCAATTGTGCACCAGAAAATGTTGCACCAAATATTATTAAATCTTTAAGTATAAAATGATATGCAAA